GGGCGCGGCGCGTCGGCGGGCGCGGACTATGTCGGCTATGCGCCGACGCGCGAGCAGACGACGCTGCGATCCGAGATCGCGCGCGTGCCGATCCTTTCCGGCGCGCGGCTCGATCCGCACGGCTTCCGACTTTTGAGCGTGATCGACAGTTCGGCGCCCGAGGCGACGATCCGCGAGGTCGCGTTCGTCCTTGCCTCGGGGCAGATGCTCGCCATCTGGTCCGATCCCGTCGCGCCGCTCGCCATGAAGACCGCGAGCGCCGATCTCGAAATCTCGCTCGATCTGTTGCTTGAGCAGATCCCCGAAGGCGCGCTCGCCGTCACCGTGATGACGCCCGACATCCCCGACACGACGGCGATGCTGGCGCGGCTGCTGGCGCGCGCGGCCGGGCAAGCCACCGCCTCCATGCAGATCAACGAACGCCTGCGCGCAGCGGGCATCTGAGGATACGCCATGTCGACCATCATCGGAGCCCTCGAAGCCGCGACGCAGGAGCTGCACGACAATGCGGAGCAGTATTTCGCCATGTCGGCGGCGATCACGGCGCAGCTCAACGCGAAAAAGGCGGAGGTCGACGCGGCGCTCGCCTCCATGCGCTACGCGGCGGCGACGACCATCGGCGTCGGCCCGGGCCAGCCCTTCGCCTCGCTGTCGGCGGCGATCGCGGCGATGCGCGGCAAGGTGTTCGCGGCCCCGGTCGTGCTGCAGCTCACGCCCGGCGTGCATGAGATCGCCGGCGGCCTCGCGATGACGGGGCAGCCCTGGGGCGCGGGATCGCTGACGATCCGGGGCGATCCCGTCGCGCCGGCGAATTGCGAGCTGCGCTTCATCGCCGGCGCGGGCGGCGTCGCGCCGTGGGGTCTGGCGGCCAACCGCTTCGATTGCACTTTGACTGGCGTGCGGCTGCGATCCGCGCCCGGCGTGGGAACGGCCCTGTCCATCGCCGACAGCTCCATCGTCATGCCGGCCGGCACGGTGATCGTCGAGGATTTCGAGATCGCGATGCGCGCCTACCAGGGCGCGTTCGCCGACGCGCAGGGTCTCTCGGTCGTCAACTGCCTGCAGGCCGCGACGGCCAACAGCGCGCTGGTCTATGCGCACGACATGGTCGCCACCGGGCGCGGCAAGGTCTCGGGCGGGCGCCTGACGGCGGGTCTCGCGGCCTATGCCGGCGCGAGCATCGTCGCCGACCGCGCCTCGTTGACGGGCTTTCCGACCGGCGTGCTGGCGCAACAAAGCGGCTTCGTGCAGATCAAATACGCGGCGCTGTCGACCTGCGCGCGCGGATTGCTCGCCGAGCTGGGCGGCGCGGTCGTCGCGCCGTGGGAGCCGGGCGACGCGACGCGGCTGACGATCGCCAATTGCGACATTGCGGGCTGGTCCAACTGGGCCTCGCGCATCTTCGTTCCGGGCTCTCGCGTCACCGGCGGCGCGACCGGCTATCGCGCCTCGGATCGCTCCTATCTGCACGCGGACGGCTCGGGCGCGACCGGCGTGACCGGCACGGCCTATCTCGTCGAGACCGGCGCCTACATTACCGCGCTCGACACCGCCGCCAATTGCAGCGGCAACGGCGCCGACTACAACCTCGCCTCCGATGCGCCCTCCGCGTCGGGCGCCTTGATGCGCCGGAGTTGATCGCCATGTCGACCGATCTCCTCGCCGTGTCCATCGCCGAAACGCTGGTCGAACAGGCGCGCTTGCTCCTTTCGAAATCGCGCGGCGCGGATGCGTTGCTCGACGAGCGCGTCGCGGCGGCGGAGACGGCGCGCCTCGCCTCCGTCGAAGCGGCCGCTGTCGCGGAGGCGCGCGCCACGACGGTCGCCGCGCGTCTCGACGCGATCGATGCGTCGATCGCCAGCGTGGACGCGGCCGCCCGCGCCGCTCCGGCCTTGCTGGTCAATCTCGACGCCGCCCGCCTCGCCGCCGAGATGGCGGCGCAGAATGCGGCGCGCACCATCGCCGACGCCGCGCAGTCGATCGCGTCGGGCGAAGAGCTGGCCTCGCTCGCGCCGCCCGCGACCAAGCTGGTGTCGGGACAAGCGCTGCGCGTCGAGCTGGGCCGTCGTCAGCGCATGATCGACGATTTCCGCACGGCCGCCGACGTGGGATGGTCGGCGGCGCTCTCGCGCGCCGTCGCCGCGCTGCCGCCGGGCTCCGATCTGTGGCTGCGAGAGGTCGAATACGACGCGCCCGAGACGGTCGTCGGCCTTCACGATCTGCGCCTGCGCGGGCCGGGCGCGCTGCGCGCCAACGGCTCGCTGTTTCGCCCCTCGCCGATGCCGACCACGGTCAACACCATCTTCGTGTCGCCGACCGGCGACGACTCCGCCGACGGGCTTTCGCCGACCCGCCCGATCCGCACGCCCGCGCGCGCCGCCGCCATTCTGCGCGGCTACGGGCCCATTTTGGGCGGACGCTGGCGCGTGCAAATTCTCGCGGCGGCGACCTATTCCGGCCTCGACGCCCTTGTCGATCTCGCCGCGCTGCAATCGGCGCTGCCGATCTTCTGGACGGGGCCGACCGTCGCCGCCGGCGCCGAGCCGCAGGTGGTGATCGACGGCATCGGCGGGCCGGCCGAGTTCGGCTGGCGCTTCGAACGCGACATGTCGGTCGCGCTGCACGGGCTTCGGTTTCGTCGCTGGACCAAGACGGTGCAGAGCTGCGCCGTCGCCGCCTTTTACAACTCGACGGTCGGGCTCGATCAGTGCTGGCTTGACGACAATAATTTCGGCGTGCAGGGCAAGTTTCGGTGTCAAGTGGCGATGACCGGCGGGCGCGCGACGAACAATGAGCGCGCGATCAGCGCCTATGGGTCGTCGGGCTACACCATTGGCTCGCCGACCGTGGCGGCCGCCAACGGCCCGCTGATCCAGAACAACCGCTACGGTCTGCGCGCCCATGAGGGATCGAAGGGGCACGCGGACAACGCGCGCTGGTATGACAACACTTACACCGCGATCTGGCTGCAAGAGGGCGCGCGCGCGACGGTGTGGTATGGCGGCGATTTTCGCCGGAATGGGTGTAACGTCTCCGCCGACGAAACGAGCGAGATCGCCTGGGACGCATCGGTCGATTGGCACTCCGGCGACGCCGACCGGTCGACGAAGCACATGGACCTGCGCGGCGGCGGCGTCATCGGGCCGGCGAGCGAGCCGGTCGGGCGGCGCTGGCGACAGATCGATCTGATCGGCGAGAGCATCACGACGACGGGCACGCTCGCGGAGGTCGTCGTCGCGTCGCGCCTGATCGGGGCGCAGCGCATCGCGGCGACGCCGCACGCCGCGCGGATGCGCGTGCGCGGCTATTTCACCGGCGCCGGCCTGAAGACCATTCGCCTCAAATATGGCGGGCAGGCGGGCGGCGTGTTCACCTCCTTCGCGAACGCCGCCGACACATTCGAGCTTGAGGGCGTGATGATGCATTCCGGCGCGCCCAACGCCGCCTCGCAGCGATGGTCGACGCGCGGCGCGGAGGGCGGCAATGCGCGCGGCATCGGCGGCGTCGCGACGACCGTCGATCCGACGTTGGCGCAGGCTCTCGAAATCACGGTCCAGAACGCCGACGCGACGGGATCGACCGTCATCACGATGGTCGAGATCGAGATCAACAACTGAGGCGGCTTCGACCCTCTCCGCGAGGCGGACGCAAATTTACGCCCTGACATGCGGCGGCGCGCGCGCGTATGGTCTCGCGACATTGGACCTGTTCCGCCTCGCGAGGTCGCCTCATGCCTATCGCCACGCCGCATGTCGGCGTCCGCACCACGCTCAACCGCGTCGAGAAGCAGCCGCTCATTATCGCCGACATGTCGACGGGCGGCGGCGTGTTCACGCCCGGCGCGACCGGGATCGACCGCGCGCTCTTTCCCGTCGACGTGCCGGTGCATTTCACCACCGAGGACGCCGAGATGGTCGCGGGCTGCGGCACGGGCACCTTGCGTCAGACGGTGGATCGCTGCATCGCCGCCGGCGTCACCGCCTCGATCTGCGCGGTCGTGC